AGTTTGATTGGGCAAACGGAGGGGACTTTGTTTTTGGAGTTTGATTTTCAGCAAATAAATGCTGGTGGTTATCGAATTATTGCATATTTATACAACAATTCAGCCCCAACATCAAATCGTGTGAGGATAGAAATGGAACCAACAAATAAAATTTGGGCAGTACTAAATTCATCGGGTGTTCAAACATTTTTAATTCAATCAAATATTCAAGATGCTGGTAATTTGAAAATAGCCTTCGCTTATAAAAGCGGAGATAGCGTTTTGTATATTAATGGGTTACAAGTTGGTACATCTTCTTCTACTTTTTCTTTTTCTGCAAATTTAGATTCTACGAGTTTAGTGTCTTATACTGGCGGAAATCAAAGCGGAAATGGCGTTAATGAATTTATTTTATTCCAAACCCGACTATCAAACGAAGAACTCGAAGCATTGACAACTTTATAATCACTAATAGTTATAACCATTATAGAATATGAAATATTTTCGGAAATATGAATTTGGCAGTAAAAGTGCTGCAAGTGCTAAAATCAACGCATTAGGCATTGACGAGGAAGGAAACCCAACACACAACAACGCAATCGTAAGATTAGGGAATCTTGTAGTTACCCCAGCAGAGATTGACGCAGAAGGCAATGTTATTACCGAAGCCGTTTTAACAGATACCTATCACGTTGATGTTTTATGGGATGGTGAGCCAAACCCAGATTGGGATGCTCAAATGGTGTGGTGTGCGCCAATGGGTGTGCATACATTCGGCTCATCAAGTGCCATTGCAGAGTGGACAGAGAAATGCAAGGAGTTACACCCTGAATATTTCCCAGAGCCAAGTGAAGAAATGGTTTAAAGCTGTTTTTATTACAGAGTAAGTAATTATTGAATAAAAAGTGTAATATTATAATTATAAATCAATTAAATTTAATAAAATGAAGATTACAGAGGAGCAATTGAAAAAAGTCAATGAGCAACAAGCGTTATTAGGAGATATTTTAAATCGCATCGGGCTTATTGAAACAGAAAAACATAGTCTACTTCACAGGGTAGCTGAAGTAAACAAAGAAATTGAAGACACCAAAAAAGAACTTGAAGAGCAGTACGGTGCTGTAACTATTGATCTTAAAACTGGTGAATACGAGCATATTAAAAAAGAAGAAGATGCAGTCGAACATACGGAAGATTAGTATTGGTGCTGATTATAAAAATGACGCCATGCATTATTCCATTGGACAAACTGTATATGGAGGGCACGAGATAGCCTATATTCTTTTTGAAGAAAAAGATAATTCATATAATATTCATATAAGAAAAGACGATGAAGTAATGCCTTGGAAAAAGTTTAATTCCAATATGGCTATTTCTGTTGAATATGATTTAGAATACTAATGAATAGTTTATATGATTTTATTGTAAAGCCTTATAATGATAATCGTTACGATAATTCAATTAAGGTTGGCAATAAAGAACTTGTATTAAATACCAAAATAGAAGCATTCAAAGCTGTAAATAATATAGCTGAGGTAGTGGCTATACCACTTGCTTTTAAAACAGATATTAAAGTTGGTGATAAAATTATTATACACCACAATGTCTTTAGAGTATTTTACGATATGAAAGGTCGCAAAAAAAACAGTAGGTCTATGTTTATAGACAATATGTTTTTTGTTGCACCAGATCAAGTTTATATGTACGGCGATTTTGGTAATTGGAAAGCACTTGGCGATAGATGCTTTGTAATGCCACTAAAAAATAATGACTCTCTAACGCTTGATAAAGAACGAAAGCTTATTGGTGTACTAAAGTATGGTAATAAGTCCTTAGAAGCGCTTAAAATTAATCCTGGTGATCTAATTGGGTATACTCCGTATGGAGAATTTGATTTTATTATAGATGATCAGCGATTATACTGTATGAAATCAAATGATATTGTTATAAAATATGAATACCAAGGAGACGAAGTTGAAAATAATCCAAGCTGGGCAAAGAGCAGTTGAGGAATTAATTAAGGTAGCACAAGAAAAGATCGTTGACTCAGGCGATGATATTTCCGCTGACAGACTTAAGAATGCTGCCGCAACTAAAAAGTTAGCTGTGTTTGATGCTTTTGAAATTCTTAATAGAATACAAGAAGAAGAGAATATGCTAAATGATAAACCTAAAGAAGAAAAAGAAGTAAAGTCTTTTAAAGGTTTCGCAGAAGGGAGATCAAAATAATGTATCAGCAAACTTTATATAGAGTATTAGATAACCATATTAACCCTAAAGTAATTAAGAAATTAAATCGCTTTAAAAAATGGGAGTATGGTTATAATAAAGATCACGATGTTGTTGTTATAAGTAAAACTGGCAAAATTGGTGAGATATATGAAATACAAGGATTATTTATAGCTTTACCAGCTGAAGATAATACTCATAGTTTTGGATTAAATAGATGGGAACATACTGAATATCCTAAAGAACTTGAAAAAATAAAAACAGTTTTTGACTGGAAAGAATATCCACCTGAGTTCCAAGAAAAGTGGTATGACTATATTGACAATGAATTCAAACGCCGCGATGAAGGTTTTTGGTTTTACAATAATAACATACCAACATATATTACCGGAACACATTATATGTACTTACAATGGAGTAAGATTGATGTAGGTAAACCTGATTTTCGCGAAGCTAATAGATTATTTTTTATATTTTGGGAAGCTTGTAAAGCTGATAGTAGATGCTACGGTATGTGTTATCTTAAAAACCGTCGTTCTGGTTTTTCATTTATGGCTTCAGGTGAAGTAGTTAACTTAGCCACAATATCTAGTGACAGTCGTTATGGTATATTATCAAAGTCTGGGCCTGATGCTAAAAAAATGTTTACAGATAAGGTAGTACCAATATCAGTTAACTATCCTTTCTTTTTCAAACCAATACAGGACGGTATGGATCGTCCGAAAACAGAATTAGCTTATCGAGTACCAGCGTCAAAATTCACAAGGCGTAAATTAGATATAAACGAAAAAGTAGAAGATATAGAAGGTCTTGATACAACCATCGACTGGAAAAACACTGGTGACAACTCTTATGACGGTGAAAAACTTAAGTTGTTAGTACATGATGAAAGTGGTAAATGGGAAAGGCCAAACAATATATTAAATAACTGGCGGGTAACTAAAACAACACTTAGACTTGGTTCTAGAATTATTGGTAAGTGTATGATGGGTAGTACGTCAAACGCATTAGATAAAGGTGGAGACAACTTCAAAAAACTTTACTATGATTCAGACGTTAGTAAACGAAACGCCAATGGACAGACTCGCTCGGGATTATATTCTTTGTTCATACCTATGGAATGGAACTACGAAGGATACATTGACGCTTGTGGGTTACCTGTATTCGATACACCAGCAAAACCAGTTGATGCGCCAGATGGGTCTAAAATAGACATAGGTGTAATTGATTATTGGCAAAATGAAGTTGATGGTTTAAAGCAAGATCAAGACGCTTTAAATGAATTTTATCGTCAGTTTCCACGTACAGAGCAACATGCTTTTAGAGATGAAACAAAACAATCATTGTTTAATCTTACAAAGATATACGAGCAGATTGATTATAATGAGGACGTAAATAACACTAACATGGTAACTACTGGAAGTTTTCAGTGGGTTAACGGGCAAAAAGATACTAGTGTTATATTTGTGCCACATAAAGATGGTAGATTTAAAGTAAGTTGGGTTCCACCTCAACATTTACAAAATAGAGTAATAATCAAAAATGGTATTAAATATCCAGGTAACGAGCACTGTGGTGCTTTTGGATGTGACCCGTATGATATATCTGGGACTGTAGATGGAAGGGGATCAAATGGTTCTTTACATGGTCTTACTAAATTTTCTATGGAAGATGTACCGCCAAGTATGTTTTTTTTAGAGTATATTGCAAGACCACAAACAGCTGAGATATTTTTTGAAGATGTTTTAATGGCTTGTGTGTTTTACGGAATGCCAATACTTGCAGAAAATAATAAACCTCGTATGTTATACCATTTTAAAAGAAGAGGTTATCGTGGGTTTGCAATGAATAGACCAGACAAAGTTTGGAATAAACTGTCTGTAACAGAAAGAGAAATAGGTGGTATACCTAATTCAAGTGAAGACATTAAACAAGCGCACGCAGCTGCTATTGAAACATACATAGAAAATTATATTGGTTTTAGAAATCCAGGTTATGGTGATATGTATTTTCAAACAACACTAGAAGACTGGGCAAAATTTAATATAAATAATAGAACAAAACACGATGCTTCAATTAGCTCTGGTTTGGCTATAATGGCTTGCAATAAACACTTATATGTTCCTGTTGCACCTGTGAAAAAAGAAGTTTACAATTTAGGGTTTAAAAGATATGACAACAAGGGTCTTGTGTCAAAAATGATAAAATAAATGAAGGTATACACAAATACTAATAGTTCTTTTCCTAGCCAAGTTGTTAGTGATGCTGAGAAAGCCAGTTATGATTATGGCTTACAAGTGTCTCGTGCAATAGAGCAAGAATGGTTTGATCAAGGAAGAACAAATCAAAATCGTTATCAAACTAACTGGAATAATTTTCACCAGTTAAGATTGTATGCTAGAGGAGAACAATCTGTTCAAAAATATAAAGATGAGTTGTCTATTAATGGTGATTTATCTTACCTTAATTTAGACTGGAAACCTGTACCTGTTATTTCTAAATTCGTAGACATTGTAGTGAATGGCGTATCTCAAAAAACTTATGATATAAAAGCATTTGCTCAAGATCCAGAAGCTTTAAAGAAAAGAATTGATTATGCTAGTAATTTAATCAATGATATGTATGCAAAACCTGGTATACTTCAATTTAAAGAAATGGCAGGTGTTGATATATCTAAATCTGGGGTTTCTTTAGATCAACTACCTGAAAATGAAAACGAAGTCGAAATACACATGCAGCTTAACTATAAGCAAGCTGTTGAAATTGCTGAAGAAGAGGCAATAAATAATGTATTAAAACAAAACAAATACGATGAAATTCGTAAAAGATTAAATTACGATTTAACTGTTTTGGGTATTGGAGCTGTTAAAACAAATTTTAATATTTCAAACGGAATAACTATAGAGTATGTTGATCCGGCCTATATGGTTTATTCATATACGGAAGATCCAAATTTTGAAGACATATATTACGTTGGAGAAGTAAAAGCGATTACAATCCCTGAACTTAAAAAACAATTTCCATATATTTCAGAAGAAGAGTTATATGAAATTCAGCAAATGCCAGGAAATAGACAATACATAACTGGATGGGGTAATTATGATGATAATACTGTTCAGGTTTTATATTTTGAATATAAAACATATATGAATCAGGTTTTTAAAATTAAAAAAACTGATACTGGTTTAGAAAAAGCTTTAGAAAAAACAGACGAGTTTAACCCTCCACCAAACGATAATTTTGAAAGAGTATATAGAACAATAGAAGTTTTATACTCGGGCGCTAAAGTAATGGGTACTAACACTATGTTAAAATGGGAGTTGGCAGAAAACATGACTCGTCCTTATGCTGATACTACCAAAGTTGTAATGAATTATAATATTTGCGCGCCAAGACTTTATAAAGGTCGCATTGACTCATTAGTTAGTAGAATTACTGGTTTTGCCGACATGATTCAACTAACACATTTAAAATTACAACAGGTGATGTCTAGAATTATACCAGATGGTGTGTTTTTAGATATGGACGGCTTAGCTGAAGTTGATCTTGGAAATGGAACAACATACAATCCAGCTGAGGCTCTTAATATGTATTTCCAAACTGGTAGTATTGTTGGTAGATCGTTAACTCAAGACGGTGATTTAAATAGAGGTAAAGTACCGGTTCAAGAATTAACATCGTCATCTGGTCAAGCTAAAATTCAATCTTTAATACAAACATATCAGTATTATTTACAAATGATACGTGATGTTACAGGTTTAAATGAGGCAAGAGATGGAAGTAATCCCGATAAAGATGCTTTACTTGGTTTACAAAAAATGGCTGCTAATGCTTCAAACGTGGCAACCCGACATATAAATCAAGCAAGTAATTATTTAACATTAAGAACTTGTGAAAACATATCTTTAAAAGTGAATGATGTTTTGGAATATCCCTTAACAAAAAATTCACTAATGCAAAGTATTTCTAGTTTTAATGTTGAGGTTTTAAAAGAAATAGAATTACTAAATCTACATGATTTTGGTATTTATTTAGAATTAGAACCAGATGAAGAAGAAAAAGCACAACTAGAGCAAAATATACAAATAGCTTTACAGAGTGGAAGTATTGACTTAGACGATGTTATAGATATAAGACAAATAAAAAACTTGAAGTTAGCCAACGAGCTTATTAAATTAAGAAAGAAAAAGAAAGCTGAAGCAATGCAACAGCAGCAAATGGCTAATATCCAAGCGCAAGCACAAGCAAACGCGGAGGCTAGCGAAAAAGCGGCTATGGCTGAAGTTCAAAAACAACAGGCTCTTACACAAGAAAAAGTTAGTATCGAACAGGCTAAATCCCAATTTGAAATACAAAGATTACAAACAGAAGCTCAAATTAAAAAAGAGTTAATGGCCATGGAGTTTCAATATAACATGCAATTGGCTGAGGCAAGGGCTAAGGCTGAAAAAGTAAATCTAGATGCTATTGAAGAAAGAAAAGATAAAAGAATTAAAATGCAAGGAACTCAACAAAGTGAGTTAATTGATCAAAGAAAAAATGACACATTACCTAAAAACTTTGAGTCAGCGGGTAATGATGTATTAGGTGGGTTTAATTTAGAACAGTTTTCCCCAAAATAAAAACTATTAATTAATTATATATTATTTTATTATGTCAACACAAGTAAGACAAGAAGGTGATTTCAAAATGAAAAAACCTAAAGCCAAGCAATTAGGCGAAACAAAGACAGAACCTGTCAAGGTAGATTTGTCGGTTAAAAAAGAAGAACCTATTAAAGTAGACTTAACAAAAGAAACAGATGCCATTCAGGAACAAGAGTCAAAGAGCGGCTTGTTGGAGTCAGTGGACGAGAGCCAAGAAACTCGGCAAGAAGCCACAGTGGGATTGCAAGAAGTGGGAGAAGGAAACAAGGAAGAAACTCCAATAATCCAAGAAATAACAGAAGAAGAAATACAAGAAAAATCAGAGACTTTAGTCAGTGAGTTAAATGATGCTATTGATATAAAGCTGCAAACTGGTAAACCTCTTCCTGAAAACGTTGAAAAGCTTGTTGCTTTTATGGAAGAAACAGGTGGTAATATTGAGGATTATGTGCGTTTAAATGCTGATTATTCTAATGTTAGCGAAACAGCATTATTACGTGAATATTATTCTAAAACAAAACCTTATTTAGACGCCGAAGATGTAAATCTTTTATTAGAAGATTTTTCTTGGGATGAAGAATTAGATGATGAGCGGGACATCAGAAAGAAAAAACTCGCATACAAAGAAGAGATTGGAAAAGCCAAAAACTTTTTAAACGACTTAAAGAGTAAATATTACGATGAGATCAAGTTGAGACCAGGCGTAACTCAAGAGCAACAAAAAGCAGTGGACTTTTTTAATCGCTACAACGAAGAGCAGAGCGTGCGCGCTAAGCAACATGAGGCTTTTAAAAACCAAACTAAACAAATGTTCAATAATGATTTCAAAGGTTTTAATTTCAATCTTGGAGAAAAAAAGTTTAGATATGGTATTCAAAACCCATCTCAAGTTGCTGAGACTCAGTCAGATATTAACAACATAGTCGGGAAGTTCCTAGACAACAAAGGTAATGTTAAAGATCCAGCTGGTTATCACAAAGCAATGTACGCAGCTATGAATGCAGATAAACTTGCAAGTCATTTTTATGAACAAGGAAAAGCAGATGCTACTAAAGAAATTATTGCATCGTCTAAAAATCCTAGTAT